TAGTTCATTTGAACTTCTTCCTATTAATAGCAGCCAGAAAAGCCCTTGCCTTTAGTGGCGGCACCTGTGCCGCGCATGACGCCACCCTTGTTGTAGGCCATGACTTTTTTATTCATCATGCCACCACTTCTTGCTGCGTAATCATCATCGCGCATTCCGCTCATGCTTGGGGCCGCTTTCTTTGGCGCGATTTTAGGTGCAGCTTTCTTGCTATCACGCAACTTACGGGCCTTGGACAACATTGCCTCACGACCTGACTTCTTCTCAATGGTAGCTTTAGCCTTGCTTGGGGTTGGGGTCATGCCTGTACCCATCTTGGCCTGTGTCTGCATAGAACGAGTTGCTGTACGCTGACGCTTTTCGGATTTGTTCTTCACATCCATATCGGCCATCTGCACACGGCTCATGCCCTTATATGGGTTGCTAGTCTTGGCGGCTTTTCCAGCTTCAGCGCCCGGAATCTTAATGCTTTGACCAACGCGAATCTTGTTAGCGTTTTTAATGCTTGGATTTGCCGCAAGCAAAGACTTCAGGCTAATGCCTTTTGACTTAGCAATCTGAGACAGGGTGTCTCCTGATTTAATCTTCATAGAACCGCCAGCAGCCATTCCGGTTGAAGCGCCTTTAATAGAGCGTCTTTTGCTTCTTTTCACCTCTGCCGCCTCCGATTGCATTGGCCTAGATCCCATGGATTCTTGAGGCACATTAGTCCCAGCAAATGGTCGAGGAACCGGGTGCATAGGGCCACCTTTAGCCTTGCGAAGCGGCCCTGTGCGCTCCGTGTTCATTGGATGCTTAGGGTTGGCATGCCGTGGCTTTGGCTTTGGCAAAGGCATTTTGTTTTTTGGCTTACCTGTTTTAGGATCTAGCTCTCTAATTTTAACTGGCATAACGCACCTCTAGTTTGTTGTCACTAGGACGGTTCCAACCTGTCCTATTAAATACTGGGCAGGGTTGCCCACAGGATTAAAACCAAACAAACCATCATGCGATGTGTCTGGCCTTGGGTTTTGCAGAGACTGCGGATCGTTGATCTTTACCCTGCCTAAAAAGTTTTGCGGGTGATCCGGGTCAACAACATCTCTGCCAACGCGGAACCCCGTTCTTGTCCCATTGTTATACTCATCAACCAAATCTTTTAGGGGATACCTAAACCCGGTTTTGTCACAGAAGCCAAAGGCATATTTAGCTTTTGCGTAAGACATTAAGAGCCACCCAAATAGAATGTATCATATGGCACAAACTTAATTGATGAGCTGTCGCGGTCTTCCCCTGCCGCCAACTCAAACTGAAACTCATACTCTTGCTTTAATGCTGGCACACGACCAGTTGACTCAGGCTTCTTGCTTGCAATGTAGTAAGCAAGGCCAGCAGCCAAACAAGGCACAAACCTTGGAGGCATGTCGGCGGTTCCTGTTACTCCAGACGCAAGGCCATCGATTCCACGAAGTCGATAATACGCGAGAGAATAGCTATTACTATCCGGCACAGGCCACAGAGTAACTTGCGTAGAAGTCGCCAAGCGCTCGACAAAGATTTGAGTAGGGCGTCCTTCAGTGTTTTTGTTAGTTTGTTGAGCGTATGTAGAAACGCTGATGCGCTCAAGACTAGTGTCGATTTGATTTGTCCCAGTACCTTGCCGCACTTGATGCTCAATGAGGTCAATAGTGTCCGAAGGCATTGTATAAGTTGCTGTGCCTGCTGTGAGAGCTTGTGTGCCAGCATCGATAGTCCACAAATTAAGTCCACGGTTTTGCCACTCCAATGTTAATAGGTTAAGGCTGCGTCTAACAGTTTTTAAATCATAGCCAGACCGCAACTCTAATCCAGCCCGCTCGAAAGCCTCTTCAAATATTTCCGGCAGATCTGGGGTTACGACAGCCATTACTTAACCTTCCTATGTTTTTTTACTTTAGCCTGTATCTTTTTAGGCTGCTGGACAAATTGCTTACCAGCTTTAGTTCCTTTTCTTTTAGCAGCCGTGGTGGCCGCGTATTCCTTAGGTGAGAGGGCTTTAATAGCTGATGCCGGAAGATAACGTTCTCCGGTTGCTTTTGACCCTTGCGTGGAGGGCTTACCACTCTTCGTTGTCCACTTCTGTTTTGTCCAAGCCTTAAGGCTTTTCTGAGATTTTTTTAACGGCATGGCCTTCCCTATAATGCAATTGCTTTAGCTACAGAAACCATTAAGAACAGAAACAGCCCCACTACAACAGCTACAATAGCAGACACGCCAAGTGCCATCTTTATAGTCTCTTCTGTTTCTTTAGCTTTCTTTATCATTTCTCTTCGGGCAGCGGCTTCAGCTTCTTTCGCTTCCCTTATTCTCTTCGCTCTTTCTTCTGTTATGCTTTTCCAAGTGCCGTGGCCAAACCTCATGTCAACCATTGATGCTATCTCACGCATTTGCTCTTGTGCGAGCCTTGCATTGATAACCTCAGTTGCCACTGATTTTACACCAAATTGATCACCTACACTACCGACACCAGATTTTTTACTTCTCTCATGCTGTACTTGTTTTTCACCCTCAAACAAATTGTCTATGAAGCCAGCAATCTCACCAATGTCATTGGCTGTGCCTATAGCGCTTTTAATTCCACTGACGGCACTTTTAAAAAGGGCAATACCTGCAAGTGTTTCAGCAATCATTTTAATACACCTTAGTATTCTGGGGGTTAACTAATTTTGGTACGCAGTAAGCTGTAGTCCTGTCTCTTGGGTCTACATAACTTAAATGTGAATAGTTCCCGTATTTCTTGGCTAATCTGCCCGCAAAGTAGTTGCAGTCATCAACTGACCTGAAATACATATCCCCACTAACTAATTGTCTCGAATCTCCTGTCCCCAGATAAACTAAAAGCAAAAATACATGAATCATTAATCCTTGTAGCCACCACCAGCTTTTTTATAAGCTGAAGCAAGCATTTGAGCTTTTCTTGCAGACCACTGACCCGGAGACCCACCCTTGCCGCCAGATTTAATCTTGTTAAATAAATTCTTACGCATTGTAGGCTTTGTATAATTACCAGCCTTGTTTACTGTTGACTTGCCCCCAGAGTTAAAGGAAGAGGCCTTCCTATCGTAAGACCCCTTGCCCTTCTTTGGCTTAACCACCTTTGGTTTTAGCGCTGGACTTGATAAGCTTTTAGCTACAGGATTGCCGCCAGCTTTCATTGCAATTGGCTTCTTCCTGTTTCTAGCGCACATCATTTTTGCTGCTCGCATGAAACCTCTCCTTGACAACAATCATATACAACTTGACCACAGGAGACGCATTGTTCATGCCCGTGGACAAACACACTCTTTAGTTCTTGGCCGCAACGATCACACTTTTTGCAATGCACCCTAACCGAAGAAGTCTTTTTGTTTGTTTCGCTTATTGACATTTTTTTTGTGCTGACCGGGACGGCGAATCCGTTTCCGCTTGATACGAACATTTGCAACCTGTTTTGCCATTTACTTATGAACCTTTTGCAAGGGAAATGTTGCTTTAATAGAAGCACCCTTGTGAGGTTTAAAACCGCCACTTGGGTTCTTCATTAACTTAAATCCCTTGCCAGACTTCATCCAATGAAAACCTTTAGGGGCTGTCACTGACTTCCGTTCCATTAGCACATACGGCCTTTGGTCTTACCCTTGCTGGCAATTCCATCAATTGATCTGGTACGCTTTACCATTCCGCCACCAGCCATGGCCTTAGGGGCTTCAACCATGCCAGCGGGCTGAGCTGCCGAAGGAGCTGCAATTGCCGCCTCTGCCTCAGTCTTATCCTTGTCTTTGCTAAGTTGCTTTGCCAGAACGCCAGCTATGCCGCCACCCTTGATCATATCGCTAAACATTCCCTTGCCCTTCATCAGACTATAGGCTGGGGACAGGTTGGCAAGCAAATCACCGCCGCCCTTATACTTCTTTGCTTTTTTCATATCGACACCTTTGAGTTTGCCTTTGTTTTTGGTGGCATAAAAAACTTGCTCACCTTTCTTTTCGCCATACTGCCCCTTCATGGACTTCATGACCTTCTTG